ATATATTTCTTTGTGTTATATTTGCATTGAGATCAAACTCTGTGAAAATTCTTTTATCTTCACTTTCAATTATAGGAAATTTTTGAGGATCGAATCCTTCTTCTGCTACTTTTTGAGTAGATAAAGCAAAATCTAAATAGTCTGTTATTTTTCCGTTTTCTAATTGAACAGTAGCATAGCCAGGTGTTCCTGACGCAAAACCTAAATCTGAAAAGTAAGGGTCGTTAGGTTTTATCGTATATCTTATTTGTTTAGTTGTTGTTTTATCAGTAGTTTTATTTTTATCTCTATACTTTAATAAGTTTAATAATTTTTGTTGTTCAGCTTCACTCGTTTGAACTGCAGCATTAGCGACACGTGCAAAAGGAGAAGCGAAAGAAGGTGTTCCTGATTCTCTTGCTAGTCGTAAAAAGAACTGAGTTCTAGGATCCATTAGTCTTTCTCTAAATACTTCTTTACCAGGCGTATCAGTAAAAGCAGCACCGTAAAGTGATCCAACATTTTCTGAACCTATTGGTAGTTTTTCAGCTGTAAGTGCGGCGGCCCTAAAAGTATCTAAATCAAAATCAGTTCTTCCTGTAAAAATATCTCCTATACTTTTAACACCTTCTGTAATTGTTCCGAATATTCCTTTATTATTAGCCCCTAAACTTTCTTTTAGTAAATCTCCTTGCTGTTCATTTAAGTTAGCTAAACTTATAATATTATCTGCAAGGGCTATTTTTTCTTCGTAGTTTTGAAATTCTTTTTCAGCGTTTTTAAACTTATCTAAATCAGAAAGAATAGAAGTAGCATCTTGAGTTACCTGTCCCTGATCTGCTCTTTTGTCCATTAATTCAAGAACTTCTTCAGTAGACATTACTTCTTCCATACCAGGAGATCCTTCATTTGCTTCATTATAATTCATTATGGCGTTTTCAAATCTTTCTTCTCCACCATATTTTTCGTAAATACGATCTATACCTTCTTGATTTTTTTCTTTTATGAAGTTTTGAAGAATATTAAAATCTTCTTTTACATTTAAAGCTGTTGACATATTACCTCAGCTTCTTAAAATCTACATCTATTTTATTATAATCTACAGCTAAGAAACCATTAATATTAATAGAAGCTTCTGGCACTTCTTGCGCCATTACACCTTGATATCTATCAGGGCTATTAATATATTTAAATTCATAGATATTTATTCCTAATGGAGATTTACCTACTAGTTCAATATCTTCTTTTAAACGAGAATCACTCATCATATAAGCTGATCCAATAGCCCCTGCTATTTGACCAAAAGGAGAAGTACCTCCTATAACTTGTCCTACTGTACCTGAACGTTCTTCGCCGTAAGAACGTATAGGCGCACCTGTAAGAATACTTGATAAGAATCCTAATTGTCCTCTTTCAAATCCTTGTTGTTCTACAAAGTCACGATAATCTTCTAGTAACTGTTGTTGTCTTACTGCTTGTTGTAGCCCACCAAATTGAGTGGCAGCGGCCGCTTCTCTTAATTCTGTCTGCCCTAACTGTGCTTGTAAACCAGGAACAGCTTGAGCTGCAGTTAATTGCCCTTGAGCTGCAGCAGCACGATCAGAAGCAAATCTATTTGCTGCATCTTGAAAAGCTTGTGCTTGTAATTGAGCTGTTAAATCTCCTGCTCTTTTTGCAGTTTCAGCTTGAAGAGTAGCTTCTTGTATTCCCTGTCTTGCTCCACCAAACGCACCTCTTGAAACGGCTTGTGCTCTAGCTGTTTGTTGTGCTCTAGCAGATTCTTCTTGTAAATTTCTTATTGCATTATTAGCTACAGTATCTATAAAAGGATTCATATACTGATTTGCAATATCAGTAGTGAATTGAGTTCCTGCTATATTAGCTGCAGCTCTAACTCTTTGTTGAGCTTCAGGTATTACACCAGATTGACCGAACTGTCCTAAATTAGTTTGTGCTTGAGTAATTGCAGCATTTTGAAGAGCAGTTAAATCTGCTATACGTTCACCTTGATAAGCTTGAAAAGGTTGTTGACTTGCTGTATTAGCTCTCGCAAATACATTTTCTTGTAAATCTTTAAAGTATTGTGGGATTTCATATTGTACTGTACCTTGACTAGGTGCTTGTACTACTGTAGATGTAGGTCTAAATAAACTTCCCATTATAAATTATCTCCATATGTGCCACCAAGGTATTCAAAATTTTGTCTAATTAACCACTGATGTTTTCTATCAATATCATGTCCTTGTGTCATTTCAAGTATCAAAGGCATTTTGTTTATTTTAACGTATTCTTTAACATATTCTAGCAATTTTTTCGCTATTCTACTATTTCTTTTTTTACTATCTACATAAAGCCAATTTACTCTAAAAAACTTTTTATCTGTATACCAAGTATCTTCATCAATCACTGATATAGTTCCTACGATTTTATTGTCTTTTTCAGCCACTATTACGAAGTTATTATAAATTATATCGTATATATAAGAATCTCCCTTTCTAGTATTAGGTTTTCCTAATTTTAAAGGAGATTCTTTAAGCCAATTTAAAAGTAAGTTTCTAATCGGCTTTACATCTTCTAAAGTAGCTTTTCTATAATTAACCAATTAATCCTTTCGATTTTAAAGCATCTATTAAAGTAGCTAAAGTATTTGCTACAGTAGCTAAGTTAGCAGATGTAGGATCTAAAGCTTTATTAGTAGTTACATTACTAGTGGTAAATCCCGTATCTGCGGGTTGAGTAATTTCTAATAAATACTGTTCTAAATCAACAATAGCTTGATTATATACTTGCATTAATTCATCGTCAGATCTAGCTATCGGAAGGCTAGGAGGTCTTTTAAATGCCATTATCTTTTACCATCTGGTCTAGCATTTACTCTTAACGTTCCGAATCTCCATTGATCATTTGTACCTGAATCACTACTAATTTTTACAGCGATTTGTCTCCCTCTCGATCTAGTATTAACTTGTTTAGTACTCGTTGTAATATCTATATTACCAGATTGAGTTTGAGTATCTGTAGGAAAATCTCTAGATAATAAATTCATTTTTACAGTTCCTTGTAAATTTTTAAAATCTGGTATATATCCTCTAATAAACATAAATTGATCTCCGTCTGCTATATCTACATCTCCACTAGTTAAAAATGTATTCATAGTACTACCATCATCTGAAGTTCCTGTTTCATGTTCGTATATAAAACTACGACCAGCAGATACTCCGTTTAAAGTATCTGCAGTTGCTGCAGTAGAAGTAGAATCATATTCAGTAGCTTGAGGAACTGAAAATACTCCTTGATCTACCCATGCACTTCTACTTAAAGTTCCTACATACCATATTTGTTCTTGGTAATTATAAATAACATACTTATCTACTTGACTTGAACTAGATGAACAATAAAACCATATAACTTCATTAAATTCATTATTTTCACCAGCATATACTTGAGTATTTTGAGATAAATTAATATCACCAAATACATGACTTTTCACACTACAAGGAAGTTCTTGTATACCTCCTCTATAAATCATAAAACGACCTTCCGACATCCAGTACGCTGTATCATTAACAACCACTGTAGAATTCATACCAACAGCTCCACAATCTGTACCTAGTAATCTAAATCCAAAAGTAAAAGGAGGACCAATAAACTGCATACTATGAAGTGCTTGATCAGTCCATACTAAAATTTCATTTCTAGTTTTCTTTGCAGATATTATTCTACTTCCTTCACCTAATCTTTGAGAGCCTGCTGTGTTAGTTGTACTAGGAGTCCATTGAGTAAAATTTTCTTGATCTGACCATCTAATAAACATTGTATCTTGAGTGCTAGGAGTTCCTATAGTTACCTCAGTTCCAAAACATATTAAATGTCTATCAGGAGTAGAAACTAATCCTGTAACTGAAGCTGTAGGAGCATTAGTAACTGCGGTCATACGATTATTAGCTAATCCTGCTGAAGTATCCCATAAGTATGTACTATCATTCTTTTTCCAAGCATATAAATCTTCACCAGCGTTATCGAAACTCCACATACCCATATCTAAAGTAACATTAGAAGTAGATCGAGCTGTACCCCATGTTTCTGTATTCCATGTTGATGTACCCCAACCATATCCTAAAGTTTGAACATCGGGTTCTACGTTTAATTCAAATTTAGCGTTTCCATTTCCTTTATTAGTTATACCAGAGCCAGATTCAGCTGACGGCATTTGAATAAAAAAAGCGTTTCCATTTGCTACTCCTTGTACTTCAAATTCTCCTGTTGTAAAGTTAGAAGCTGTAAAATTAGTATCAGAAGTTAATGAAGATATAGTATCAAATATAACAAAATCACCAGCACTAGTTCCATGACTGTTTATAGTTACAGTAACGTTAGCACTTCCATTAGTAGTAGTAAATATATTCGTTAAAGAAGTATTACTCTGTCTAAGAG